TTGGTAACCAAATTGGCCAAACCCTTAGAGAGGGAGGCGCCAAAGAGTGAATTCATCTATGTGATGAGGTTGCGCTTGTTGTTGGGGCTGTTCGCCTAGGCGAAGGTGCAGGGACTCGTTTACTGTCCAGAGGGGGGGTGAGATGGAACGCGGCATGGGGAATGTTAAATTCAACTATGGAACGCGGTCAAATTCATGATTCATTAGTTTTGGGACCCAAGTGGGCTTCCAGAGGCAGGGCGTCGAGAGAGCATTCCTGAGGTTAGAGTGCCGACACGAGCAATGGTCCGCACGTCGACTTCAATTACACAGCGAGATAGATCATCCGCTGTAAAACGTCTTTCTTCGTAGCCGTCCTCCCCCAGCGACGATGGGAGAAGATCGTGTCGGTCGATCCACACACAAAGCATAGGAGCACCCCCAAAAGCTGGAGTGGGAGCAACCACCGGGCTTATGAAGGTCCCGTTGAAGTCACATGAAAGAGTCATCGAAGGTGAGTGTTGCGTCAGATAGCCTGAACTCGAGGCCGGGTCGTCCCGAGGGCTCTGCTCGCCGAACTCCTCGCTGGTCCACATTGCGTGCACTCGGAATCCTAGATTGTTCACCAAGGGGGTATACCGAATGCACATTTCCAAAGTTTGATACTCTATTTGCCTGGCGAGACCTCGCAAGCTCATCAGGCTCTCCTGTGAGTTGGGCAAAACGGTCAGCAAGCGATTCTGGGTCTGGCCCAACTGTAACCTCGCTTGGCGTATGAATCCCGCGACTGGTAGAAGCTGGGCTGACGGGACGCTCAACGTGGAGCCTGGACCCAAGGCGCTGTGCGTAGTGGTAGGGGCAGTCATAGAGGTGGGGAAAGTTGCCGAGGTTGGCGATGGCTGTGCCATATTCGGTGAAGAGCTTGGGGTGTGCTTGACGGAGGCGTGGACAGGACACTGCCTCCAAAGGGGTAGCCTGAAATTCTTGGCCTGGCAGACTGTTGAAGACTTGAACAGTCTTCAGATTCTTGCCCGAGAGGAGGGCGTTACGAATGGCTGTTGTAGAATTGTGGTTGAGGTGGAAATCTCGTGAATCACTCATTGATGTCTTTGCCATCTCTGCTCGAAACCATTCTATTCGAACCCACTACGAACGTTCAGCCGAACCTCCTAATCCCGAAGGTTAGCAGGTAGGGAAGCAAACGGTGTTGGTCGGCCTTGCTGTGCAGGTTGAAAAGAGACAGCATCAGCGCTTTTTCAATGGCAGTTTTTGCGGCGCCGATATCCAGCATACGCTGAAGCGTCTCAGCGAAGTGATGGGTCATAGTCCTCCGTTGGAATTGCTTGTTATTGAGTCTGGCGAATTCTCGATTGAGATAGCTGACGGCTTCAAGCTGGTCTTCATTCAAAACCTCATACAAGAGGTCGCGTTTGTTGTAGGTCGGGGCGTGTTCAGACATCAGGGCTATTGCCACTTCACGGTATGTGTTCTTTTCCTTTGCAAGCGCGACCTTCACTGCCAAGGGTACTGGGCTTTTAATGCAGCCAAAGGGTCCAACAATATAGCTGCAGAAAGTGCTCTGTGTTGTGAGAACAGTTTTCGCTTTCAAAGTGAAGTGTCGTCGCAGCCGTACGTATTCCGATCGATAGGGATAACTTCCATCGATGACGCTGTCGTCACCACTAACCATGACAGAAGTGGTTTGCGGCATATCGTACATAAGGCCGATCATAGCGTAATTCATATCAGTGTTGAAGTCCCAGGTGGGGCCCTCTCCTGTGTGGCGGAGGGTTTTCAATGGTCCCAATTGACAGGTCAGGGAGACCTTGTCTCGCTCGTAGTTGTCGACCACCCAAGAGGGAAAGTTTTGCTGCCTGAGTCGCATAAGTTCAAAGCCCAGAGTCTCAC